GGAACTACCAAGATCCGCTACAACCTGTTTTGCAATCTGTTTAAATGCTGAGTCTAACTGTCCTGCCATTATCCTCTCACCACTCTAAGTTGGAAACTACCAGCACCACCCAACATATAAGCCCCAAGATAACTTTGCAGCCACGGATAAACGTCCAAGATATTATTAACAGAACCAGTGCCCTGACTATCTGTATTGTATTTAACCTGTATATCTCCTAACTTAACTTCACTGAAGTTACCATCTTTACCAGTAGTACCAGTTATCGCATCAGTATCATTTGCTAAAGCTCTTGCAAGTTCAAATTGTGCATATTTAATATTATTAGGAATAGCAGAACAAGCCAACTCAACT